GGAACTTCGATCATTCTGGGGAATCCATTTTGGCTGCGACAATGCGAACGACCTGCCTGTCATCCACCCATGCTACACCGTTCAAGGCATCTAATGTGAGTTTCACATAGTTGTCAAGGTCGCCCCGCAATGTTTTGGCATTGTGTGGGGATGGCATTACTGTGATGATTGTGTGGTCGGGGCTGTACGCTAATATTACTTCAACGGGTTCGTCGGTGAGTTTGCCGCCTTGTTCCATCCATGACGCGGCCACATGGTCTTCTTCTTGCAATGTGCTTTTAGGTGTGAACACGCGCCCGTTCTTGGCGTGACGTGGACGGGCCTTGACCTTGGGTCGGCGCTCCACGATGATCGTGTACGGTTTCATCCGGCGGTTGTCCTCTCCGCGTCGGTCACCATTTTACACAGGCGTTCCCTGCCGTCGGGGCGTTTCTCAAACTTGCCACCCCATTCGCGGTCTGCTTCGCAAAGTTCCATCTCTATGTCACCTCTCGGGTAGCCCTGCTTGACCATGGCACACGCCAAACTGAACAGGGTGGTGGATCGGTCACCGTGTGGTTTATCCCGGGTGATGCGCGGGCCGTTGCGTCTGATCGCGCCCGCCAACCCGGCGAGGTGACCCGAATCGCGGGTCGCGTAGGTGCGGCGTGGCGTGGGCGGAGGCGGTGGCTGGTACAGGTCGTGAACGGGCTGCCATTCTTCCGGGGTGACACGGGACCGTACGGCCCGGTCCACGAACTCGGTGACGGTCAGGTCCCCGGCGGGTACCAGAGGCGGGAATGTAACCACCGTGTTGCGGCCTTCGGCTGCCCCTTTCGGATAGGGGAGGCGCACCCCATTGCCCCATCCTTTGCCGGTTAGTTCTATTTGTTTCGGGTTGACCTCGGTGATGGGGGCGTCCACGATCTTGCAAACACCTATCAGTCCCTCTCGGACGGTGCGTGCCGGTACCGGTTCAGTGTAAAAAATCCACAGGTGGTACCCTTTGGATCGGGAGCGTTCTATCCATGAGGCCACGGCGAGTTGCCGTAGTGTTTCTTGTACGTTGCGGGCGTGGACGAGAGAATCGGTGTCTCCTACATCCCAATCAATGCACCCCCAGTACACACCCCATGCCCTGAGAGCCGTTTGTGGCCCTTCTGACGGCTTCTGGAACTCTACGAGGGGGTATACCCCTATTGGTGCGCTGCGGTCCCCTAAGTGGTCATCTACGGCGGTTTGGAAGAAAACCCCGTCAGCCGGGTACCATCCGCCTTGCGGGTTTTCCCACGGTCGAAACCCGGCGGGGTCACCGGGGGTGTCTCTGGCTATGCGTCCGCCACGGAACAGTTGGGCGAATCCTGCTGCGGTGGGGAATTCAGCCATTGTCCGGTACGAGTTCTTCGTAGTAGGTGTGGATGTGTCCTGCGGTGGGGTCCAAGTAGTAGCACCAGTCTAGGACGCGCGCTGTCCGCTTGTTCTTACACAAGTTTATGTTGATACTATTTTCGTGGTATCTGGTTTCCCAATCGCTCAAACCATGCTGGTCGCGTTTACGATAAACTTCCATAACGAAGATTGCTTCCTGTTCGCCACCGTAACGGCCAGCATACATGCCTGCCGCTTTACCCGGTTCACCGGAACCGCGCCCCGACTGGTGGACGAGGGCGACGGGGACTCTCTGGTTTTTCGCCCACCGTTTCACGTTCTGCGCTTTGGTGGTTACACCCGAGGCGTCGGCATCGCCGCCGGGTAGCAGTTCCAAGTAGTCGATCATGCAAAAGTTTGGTTCACACCCCCACCATGCGCGCGCTTCGTCCATCGCTAAAGCCATACCGTCCAGTGTCATGGAGTCGTCCACGATGGCGACACGGGACAGTTCTTGCGCTGCGGCCAGTTCCAAGTCGGCCAGCACATCCTTGTCGCGTCGCTTGATCGCTTCTTCCACGTCGGTGGAGGACCGGCCCCGGAGCAGACAGTACAGTTTCATGGTGACCAACTCGCGGGGTTCATCCATTGAGAAGATCACAACGTGGGCGTCAGTGTGGTTGACGAGGTTCCACACGACACCGTTCAACAGGACTTGCGATTTGCCGGTGTGCGACTTGCCCACCACCATGAGGACTTCGCCGCGTCCAACACCACGGGTCGCAAGGTCCAACTCGGGCAACCCGAGGTACCACCGTTCGGTGGGGTTCGCTATGAAACCGATCAGGTTGTCCACCACAGTGGAGGTGGTAACAAACTTCGTGGGCTGCGATGGTGAAACGTTTTCGGTGGGTTCCACCGTGGGAACGTCGCTCCCACCTGACCGGGTTTTCGCGTCGGTCAGGCGGGAAGCAACTTCCTCCGGCGAACGGAGTTCAACCATGCCTGCCTACATTCGTGCGCGGATTTGCTTCCCGACCTTGCCAAGATCGTCGGCGTTTTTCTGCGAGAACGGGCACACGAACCCGGCGGGGACAAGGTTGTCGCCCTGCGGGGTCGTCAACCAGAGGGCCGACTTGTCGTTCTTCTTATGCTTGTAGTCGGGGCCGGTAAGTTTCGTGAACGACCCGTCCAGTTTCTTCTCCCAGTTCGGAGGCCACCAGTCCATGTTGTTGTTCATCAGGTCGGTCCACAGTTCAGCCTTGGGGCCAGACAACGCACCGGCAGGACCGGTGGCAGCAGGCGCCGGGGCTGGTGCTGCCACGGGATCAGGCGTGTCGCTCCGGGGAACACTTTTTTGAAGCATCCGTACCCCTTGCTCGGTCACCTCGTAGGCGAGGCCGAGTGCTTCATAGTTGGCGATGTCACAGGTGGCACCCCACTCGGCTATCTCCACACCCAGTTCCTCTTTGGTTAGCGTGGGGTCCACGGTGATGGTCACAGAGCAGGACGCTTCGGACGGCTCGTAACTGCCCGTCTGAATAACCTGCCTGCGGAACACCGTGAAGGAGTTTGTTGGTTCTGTCATTACACTACCTCTCTTATAGTTGATTCCAAGGGTCGGGGCCGGAATGCTGCCCCCTGCATGTTGACCACGCACCGCACCACTTGGGTGAACAATGCCAGCCTGTCATGTTCAACGGCCACACCGGCAGGTCTGCCGCTATGAGTGTAGCAGCGGAGCGGGCAAGCGCAACCAGACTCGCCCACTCTGCTGCTCCGACTTCAACAACGGTACGATGCACCTTGCCGAGTACCATATGTACGAACTCAAACGGGTAACTATCCCAGTCGCCGCCTTCTAGTTGTTTGTGGGCGTAAGTGTACGCTGCGGCCTGCACCGACCAGCGTTTCTTCTCCCACTCGGCGGCAGGTTTCCGACCGGGGTTCTTCCAATCCACCAGCCGGGTTGCTTCCACCAAGTCGATGGTGCCCTGCAACCACACCTCGGGTTGCGAGTCGGTGTCTATCGGAATCTCAAAGGTGCGCTCCACGGCGACGGGACGCAACCCCGGTCGCACCTCGTCCCACCACACGGCGGAGTTCAGGTCAATGATCTCCACGCACTTGTCAACAGTGTGGTTCCAGCGGGAAATGTCGTCACGGTTTTCTTCCCAGTTGACGAGCGACGCGGCGATGGTTGCGTCCCGGGACAAAGGTTCCCCGCCGTGGATAACGTTCTGTAAACAATCTTCTATCCCAGCGTGGACTGCGGTACCGATGGCGGTCGAAGTGGAGGAAGTATTTTCTGACAACCCCAGCATCCCCTGTCGGGCACGTTCCGGGCACATTGCCAAATCCCCCAACCATGATTGCCGCAAAACTATTTTGTCTGCGGTCACCGGGATTGCCGGTTTAGATTTGAGTGTGACGGGGGTGGATGCTTTCATGGGGGATCACTGTACCTCGGCGGTGTGACAGACCCGGGGATGCCGCTAGGCTAGGCTAGCACTAGGGGGATACATCCCCTCCTAGTACCTAGTACCTAGTCTAGCGCGTCCTCGTCTTCGACGAGTTTCAGGTGGGTTGGGGCGGTGATCTCGGCGCGCGCTGCGGTGTATTCGTCTGGCACCATGTCCCCCATCAAAGTCATAAGAGAGCCAGCCAAGCCAACCAAGTCGTGGGCAAAGTCCCCTACCGCTATGAGCGTTTCTTGCAACGTAACGTATGTCACGTTGAGTGCTTCACCGATATTGGAATCCCCGTCAAACAGGATCTTTTCGATGTTTGTTAACCGGGTTTCAACGTCTATTTCTTCCATACTTTTTACCAGCGATCTGTTTCTTTTATGGTTAAGTGGAGGCGACGGCGCGGTAGAAAGGAAGTAAATACCGCACCGCCGCCCCCCGGCAGGCGAGAGGGGGTAGCCTGCCGGGGGCAATCATAGCGAAGGGCAACGGCGGGTGCAAGGACCTATTCGTCTTTCGATTCCCAATCCTCACGCAACGAGGCCAGTGTCCGTTCGGCGTCATCCCGGTCGTAAAACGTTTCACGGATCGCGCCGTCTTGTACCAGCACCCACCGTTTGACGTAGTGGCCCATCCCCATTGGGATGACGTGCCGTCGAATATCCAACGACGTTTTCATCAGAGCGCCCCCTGCTCCGCGAGGATCGCTTCTTTCGATAACCGGGGTGCGTCCCGATGCGGTCGGTATGGGGTCATGCGGTTCCTTTCGTGTGTGTCTTTGCCGGGGTGGGGCAACCCCTGTCCGGGGTCACCCCACCATCCGGCGCCCAATCAGACAGCCTGCA